AGGTGAAGGCTGCTATGGCTACCTGGGAGCCGAATGTCCTGGTGAACAGCGTGTTCGTGGTCCCTGTCCAGAATGAGGTGGCCACCGGCATCGAGATTGACTGGACACCTCTCGCGCCGCAGAGCCCGAACTCCAAGGGCACTCAGATAGCGACCATCCTGGTCGGCGGAACGGTGGTGACTACATCATGAACTTGGTAGACTTCCGGATTGTGCCCATCGATAAGAGCCAGGCCTACCGGGGCGACGGTAACCCCAAGTGGCGCGGTAATGACGCCAAATATCTGGCTCGCCATGTTCGCGTGCGAACAGCACGGGGCAAAGCAACAGAATACTCCTGCGCACAGTGTGGAAAGTCAGCTGCAGAATGGGCGCAAGTTCACGATGCAGATCCATTCGACATCATGGCCTACCAACCTATGTGTGTTTCCTGTCACCGAGAGTATGACAAGGAGAACTGCCGACGAGGAGAAGACCATCCTGATGCCAAACTGACTGCAGAGCATGTTCGTAACATCCGCAGACGATATACCGAAGGCGAAACTCAGGTAGCCCTAGCCGCCGAGTTCGGTGTCCTCCAAGGCACGATCAGCAAATTGATCCTGCGTAAAACATGGAAGGGGGTGGTGCCTTTATGAGTCTACAGCCGTTACCCCAGCAATCCCCTAACATCCAGATACCGGTTAACGTGGACTACACTTAACTTCACGTGACTATTCTGGTATGGTCAACTCCCTGCTGATCTATGCCAGTCAGGTGTTCCCGGACTGGACCGCGAGCAGCGAGGGCGACATCGGGGTCATGTTCCTGGAGCTGTTCTCCTACGTCGGTGACATCCTGTCCTACTACACCGACCGTATCGCTACCGAGGCTTACCTGCCGACTGCAACCCAGCGTCAGTCACTGCTGAACATCGCTGCGCTGCTCGGGTACGTGCCAAGCAACGGCACACCGGCTACCGGTACGGTCACCTTCATCACCGACAACCCGGGCCTGGCGGTAGAGATCCCCTCGGGCACCGTCGTGCAGTCCAACTTCAACACCGCGCTAGACACCCCGATCAACTACTACACCACTACCGTAGCTGTCTGCCCGGCGAACGGCGGTACCGTCACGGTGCCGGTCAGCCAGGGCACCCAGTACTCCCTGGTACCCATCGGTACCAGTACCGGGCTGCCGGGTCAGGTCTTCCAGCTGCCACAGCTGGAGGTACTGGACGGCTCAGTCAGCGTCTTCGTGCAGTCCTCAGCGCTGGCCGGCAACACCGAATGGCAACAGGTCACCACGTTCATCAACAGCAACCCGAGCGCCACGGCATTCACACTGCTGGTAGACGCTCATGACATCACCAACATCACCTTCGGTGACGGAGTGAACGGCCTGATCCCTGCGCTCGGGCTGCAGATATACGCAAGCTACACGACTATTGTAGGCTCGGATGGCAACTGCGGTGTGGGTGCGGTCAACATCCTGGCCCAGCAGGTTAGCGGCCTTACCATTCAGATAATCGGCGGTGTGGCCCAGTCGTCTATTATGGCCGGTGGCTCGGACCCGGAATCCAATGACTCCATCCGGGCCAATGCGCCGATCGCTTTCGCCACACAGCAACGCGCGGTCAGCCTGTCTGACTATGCTGCGCTAGCGCTGAACATCCCGGGCGTAGTCTCGGCCAACGCGGTAGCCAACCACTCCACGTCAGTCAGCTTGTACATTCTCGGTCCTAACGTGACCGTGCCATCCAGTCAGCTTAAGGCCCAGATCCTGGCCTCGTTCGCTGATGCTGTCCTGGCCGGGGTCACGCTTACGCTGCCCACACCCAACCTCATCGCTGTGGACGTGGGCTCAACTACCAATTACTGCACACTGCAGGTCGCACCTACTTACTCCCAGCAGGCCACAGTGAACGCAGTCATCCTGGCCTTGAACAATGCGCTGACTCCGCCTGCTACTCAGTTCGGCGAGCTGCTCAACGTCTCCACGCTGTACCTTGCGATCATGGCAGTCCAAGGTGTGGAGTATGTGATCATCCCGATTATGACCCGGGAAGACATCACGCAGAGCACCACTACAGCCATCCAATTCCGGCAGAGCGAGATCCCTATCGCCGGCAACTACTACATTCTGGCGCAGGGAGGCCTGTAATGGCCAAGGCAATTTACCCGGGTGGGATAGTTCAATGGACACCTCGTATTGATGAGGTGAACATTGTCTTTGCTAACGATCCCAATACACTAGCTACCGAGATCCAGGGCATTGAATCCACGATCGGCATTAACCCGCAGATCGAAGGCTCACCGCCTACAGGGTCAGCAATCACTTACCCCACGTTATCTTCCAGGGTGTCGGCCGCCAACAACAGCGCAGAGTTGCCCTACTCCGTGCTTGTCAATCCCTGGGGATGGTACCTGAACCAGGGCCAGCAGCGATTCAATAACTATGTGCAACTGGAGGACCCATACACCTTCTGGAATGGCAGTGACATTACTATCCCTGCCAACGGGTATTACTCGATCTACGCTAACCAGAAGTGGAATCAGATCGGCAACAACTTCAACGGCCTGAACCTGCTGTTCCTGTACCTTAATGGTGCCTGGATCGATGTGGACATGTGGAACTGGTCAAATGTCATCGCAGCCAACCCGTATCACTACCCAACCAATGTACTCGGTGCCAACGGCTGGTCCAAGGTTCACTGGGAAGGCTTACTAGCAAAAGGTGACAAGGTTCAGCTGCTGTCCGCCAACGGAACCTTCTGCCCGGGGATTTTGGTCAATGATATGTCCCTCAAGATCATATGTCACCGTACAGTCACAGGTTCATTCCAGTCAGGACGATAAATGGCAGGGCCGACAAGAGTTTTCGTACCCAGCATTTACGGCCAGCACTGGTATGGGACAATCTACTATGGCGGTCAGTGGGTCATCCTTGTCCCGCCACCGTGCCCGCCGCCTCCGATCATACCACCTCCTCCTCCTATTGTCCCGCCGCCACCTCCGTTCCCGCCGCCGCGCATTCCGCCTGGAGTACCACCGCCTGCTGCGCCTCCGCTCATCCCGGCCGGGTACAACATCACGCCGTTTACCGCGCAGCCGGTGGACTACCAGACCATCTTCCTGTCCTGGACCCAGCCGACTAACTACAACTCGGCCAGCCTGGTGGACTTCAGGCTGCTCAAGAACCGGTACGGGTTCCCGGTAGACCAGAACGACGGCACGATCCTGCTGGACTCAGGCGGCACGGGCTACCCGGGCAACCAGTTCTTCGACAACCTGATCATCCCCGGCCAGATGCATTACTATGGCGTCTACATCCTGATCAACCTGTCCGGGGGCGAGGTCTGGTACCGGGCCGGCTTTGCTGCCTGCCTGGCAGTGGGAGACCTCTATAACTCCACCGGATGGCTGCTCGACCGGGTACCGGAGTGGTACAAGCTGTACCTGAACAGCGAGCTGACCACCTCAGATGCAGTAAATGACAGCTACTTCAGTCAGTATATGGCCATCTTCGGATGGGGCGCAGACTATCTCCAGTCTCAGCTTGCGCTGACTCAGAATGTCAACAACCCGTACGTGATCCCGATCAACTGGCTAGGCAGCCTGGCCGGCACACTGGGCGTGCCGTTCTACCCGGAGATCGAGGCCTCCACCACGCGCATGGCCGTAGCCAATCAAGCTGAGCTGGTGCAAGAACGTGGCACGCTGGCTGGTATCGAGGCCGAGATCACCCAGCTTACCGGGTGGGGCGCAGACATCCGTCTGGGCAGCAACCTGATGCTGGAAGACGATCAGGCTGACTTCCTTGACCCGGTATACCCGCCGTGGAACGCGCTTATCAGTTACGACACGGGCGAGTATGTCACCTACGCGGGATTCGCCTATCAGTCCCTAGTAAACAACAACCTGAATGTACCACCGCCTACTAGCGGGCCGCCGCCAACCAGTAATGCTAACTGGACACCTATCTATTACACGACCAACACCGGTCCTTCCCCGGCTCAGGTCACCTCGCTTACCTTGTCTCCAAGCACACTGATCACGACCAACCCTAACCCGACCGGTGTGTACGTGACGGTAGGCGGGGGCTCGGTCACCGCGATCACCGTCAACGGCGCACTGACCGGGCTCACCTCCGGGCAGTTCTTCGTAAACGCAGGCAGCTTGCCGCTGCAGTGGAACTCGGCAGCCAGCTATTCCGTGGGCACCGCCGTCACCCCGACACAGGTCACCTACAACGGCAACCTCTACACCGCGGCTGCGCCAAGTCTGGACGTGGCACCGACTGGCACCACGGCAAGTAACCCGAGCTGGACGTATGTCAGCGCGTATGCCGGCGGCACCATCGCCGTCACCTACTCGGTGGCCCCGACCACATTCACCACGCAGGCACAGGTCTTGCTCAACCAGACCACCACCTGGCAGAACACCTGGGAACCGCTGATCGACGGGATGACCCTGAAGTACCCGACGAACAGCACGGCACTGCAGGAACTGAATGGCATCCTGGACCCGGTATCGCTAGAATACACAGCCAATGGCCTGACCATCCTGAATAACAGCGGGTCTACCTCAGCCTGTGAGCTGCGCTCCATCAGCCGTACACCATCCGACATCAGCCTGGGCTACACCTACCCAAACACCGGGCAGGTGGTTGGCGACGGCATCCCGGTACCTCAGCCACTGCCCAGCCAGCTGTGGAGCCCGGTGATCCAGTACGCCACTGGTACTATCGTGACTTACCAGGGGCTGCCGTTCCTGGCCCTGAAGTCCAGCCTGAACACTGTCCCGCCTTCCAATGGCATAGCGACCAACGAGTGGCAGCCGATCGGATATGACGCACGTATCGCGCTAATGCTATCCGGATATGCCAGTCAGATGTTCGGGGTCACGGGTGAGTACGCGGTCACACCATATGTGCTCTGGTTCGATGAGACCGGCACATTCATCAGCTCGGTATACATTCGCAGCAACCTCAGTGGTGGTGCGCCGGCCAGCATCATGTTCGACAGTTTCGCGCTGCCCTCCAACTGGGGCACGGCATTAGCATCCACCAGTCCTGACATCGGCACCTACACCTGGGTGCAGGAAGCTGGAACCTGGACTTGTAATGCGCTTCAGAGCGGCTGCGTGATACCGACCAGCGAGATCGCGCAGACCCTGGCCATCGTTAACTATGCTGCAGCCACCGCGTTTGTCGGCATGACTTTCGTGACTCTGCCGCAGACCGGGGGCCATGCCGGGCTAGTGCTGCGCTGGAACTCCAATACCAGCTACATCCGGTGTGATCAGAACGGGCTCTATACTGTCAACGGCAGCGCTATCACGTTACTGGGTCTGCATTCACAGCCATTCAGTGCCGGTGACCGCATGACTGTGAACTGCGGTACGACCAGCACTAATGTCATCACCGTGTTCCAGAATGGCAGCCAGGTCAACCAGGTTACCACGTCCTTTAACAACAACAAGACCAACTTCGGGCTCATCCTGGATGTATCGGTAGCAACGTCAGCAGGCTCTGGCTCACCGATGCCGGCGGCCATCTGGCAGACGATGCGGAATGCTCGCCGGCATATCCCGTACAACCGCCGCATGACTGTTCATGGCCTGCAGATTCAGTACACGGCCTGGAGTACCGCTGTCACCTATGCTAGTAATGCACTGGTTACCTATCGCGGCTTCGTGTACAAGTCCATAGCTGGCAGCAACATCAACAACCTGCCATCAGGCACGGAGAGTACCAACAGCTTCTGGACTTTCGTCTCCGCTGAGCCGAGCATCGGAATCAACCTATGACTTACATCCGCGGGCAGTTCAACAAAACCTACTTCCCTACGCTGCCAGCTGTTCTCTGGTCTGGACTGCCGACCGTAACCCGGGAACATCCGCGCTCACGGGCTGTCACCGGCAACAGCATGACTTGCGGTGACGGTCAAGGCAAGACACCAGTCGTCCCGCTCTATGTAGACCCGAACTACACCACCAACCTATGCACCAACCCCTCATTCGAGGCAGGCCTGGACGGATGGAGCGTCACCGACTCCGGTACCACCATCGTCCAGGTAGGCATCGCCACCAGTCCGCCGCTGAATGGTGTGTCGCTGTACGGCGGCAACTCTATGCAGGTCACTACCAGTGCCTCTATCCCGCAGCAGGGCGTGGTAGGTCCGCAGGGTCAGTGCCCGGCGCAGACCTCCGCGGGCAGCATGACACTCAGCGTGTTCGGTGAGACCGGACAGCTTACCATCTCAGCCGTGGCTAACCCTGGCGGCATCGTGCTGGCCAGCACCCAGCTCGTCCTGAATGGCTCAGGCTGGCAGACCGTGGTGTTGAACAACCTGAACCTGCCTATAGCCGGGGCGATGTATGTGGTGGTCACCACCTCGTTCGCGCAGGCAATCACGTTCGAGATCGACGGCGTGATGTACGAGCCCGAGTCACCGGCTCATCCTTACTGCGACGGAGACCAGCAGGGCTGCTACTGGACTGCCGTGCCATGGAATACCGCTCTGACCTACGGCCTGAATGCACAGGTACTTTACCACGGCAACGTGTACTCCTCCAACATTGTGACCAACCAGGGGAACGCGCCAACCGGCCTGCTGACCAACAATGCTTACTGGACTTATGTCTCGGGCCAGATCCCGGAGCTGTCAACTTCCTATCAGCCTTATCAGTACTCCATCGGTGGCGCAGTCGGTATCTTCCTGTCCGGATCTCTGAACGTTATTGCTGCGGGCGAGATCTTCTCGGTAGTGGTGAACGTACTGGAGTTCACCATGACTCCCGAGCAGGGAGCCCTGGCGAGTGTCTTCCAGCCGGCCGCAGCACTTACCGACTTCGGTCTCTGGACTTCAACCGATCCGGACCCGGCGCAGACCTATGCCTGGTGGACCAACTCAGGCACAGCATCCGGCACAGCCGGGTACAACCGCATCTACGGTATGGTGGTGCCCCCGCTGGACTATCCGGTATCAAACGGTAACTATGCTTGGCGGCATGCTCAGTATATGGCAGTCGGTTTTTCTTGGGCGTCCGTGCCGAACACCAAGCAGCAAGTGCTGACTGACGTTCAGTTAGAGTATGCGCAGACTCAGGTCGGCAGTGTCACTGCGCCTACTGCCTACCAGCGCCCGCGACAGCTACAGGTGATCATTAAGCCGAACCGGCTGAACTACATCACCAACCCAGCATTCCAAGGCAGCACGAACAACTGGTCCGGCATCACGTACATGCTGACGGTGTACACCTGACCGGGGATCAGGAACGGCACGCTGATCTGCATGCCGACACTGGT